TAAATACGCATAAAATTAATTAGTTATGAAAACAGTTAAAATTTCAACAATATTTGAATATCATCCAGATTTCAGCTGGTTTGTGATACCGACGATAGAAATTGATGTGTTCGAAAGATGTGTAGTACTTTCATGGTTATGTTTTTCGATAACATTTAAAAAAGTAAGATTATGAACAAGAATTCAAATACAAGCAAAAGCGGTAAGATCGTTATGCACAGAAAAAGCGGAAGAATAGGTCGTACATACGACAAAGACGAATTGATAAACTGCAAGATACCTGTTTATTTCGAGACAATCGAAAAGAACGTTTACGAAGGTACAGCAACGTTATGCGACACGAATAATTTGATAGTCATCGGATTTATAGATTAAAAAAGTTATGACATGAAAAAGAACATAGATTTCGAGAAGCTTGGTGAAATAATGGATTGGGAACGCTTCGAAGGTGAGACATGGGAAGACGTGTTCATGCGAGAGGTAGGCGACACGACGGCGGTCCCAGATAACCTGATAATTGACGTTGTGCATGCAGGCGGGTTGGAGAAGTGGGCAAGGTTGCAGAAGCACACAAGCGTTGATGATTTGGCTGAAGATATTTCGCGTATCATGCGAAAGGCGATAAACAGCTCTATCCTTACAGGTAAGAAAAAGGACACGTTCCCGGCGATACGTAATTTCTCGGTTTACTGTAATCGAGTGAATTGCAAAGACGGAGGCGTTGACAACGAAGCTCAAAGGATAGCCAACGCTGCGTGGTACGGAGCGCTGGCACAGATGCACCTGAAAGAACGAACCGATAAGATGTTTGCGGAAAAGCCTGATGAGACACGTTTCAATGAAGCAGTAAAGAAAGTTAAGAGCGTGTGGGGCTTCAGCGATAACGACATAGATGCGTTGAGGTATTTCGTTTGTCAGACACGGCACGAAGGTCACAACCCGTCGATGAACAAATCGATCTATTTGTGGGCTGAAGAAAAGCAAACAGGTAAGACGACAATAGCAAGGGCGATCGTGTCGGTCCTCAACGGAGAGGAAAACATGGACAATGCAGGTAAATATGAAAGCACGTTGGCAAAAGAAATGCAGTACAACGAACATGACATTCCGCTTGCAGCTTCATGCAACGCTGTAATACTTGACGAAAGTATGCCGAAGGACACGTCGAAAGCTTACGGACAGATAAAGCAGATGTTGACAAGTAATTCGTGTCAGTACAATCAGAAATTCAAAGACGTTCGGACTATCTCGGCAAAACGTTTCTATTTCTGCACGTCGAATGAAGACATTGCCGATTTCGTGCAGGACAAAACAGAAAGGCGGTTCTATGCTATTCACTTGAACAATCAACCTGTACAGTTGTCTTTCGATGAAATATACAAAATTTGGAAAGAGTTCTGCGTGAATGCGACACCTCGAATGGACGATTGGCAGGCGTGGTATAACACGATCGATCACGTGAATGGCTTGGCAAGCGAGGAAATAAACTATCACATCAACCGATTCCGTGATGATCCGATGATATTGCAAGTTATTAACAGCGCTGAAGGGACTTATATCACTCCCCCTGTTATCATAAAGGCGGCGATCGAAGGCAAGCCGACGCTTAAAGAGAAGAAGGCTGTTGTCGGAGCGCTTGACAAACTTGTCGGCAAGCCTCCCGAAACGCGACGGTCTAAATACAAGCGAAAAGACTTGATCAATGCGATACTTGAGCTTAAGAAAGGCGATGCTTTCGATGAGGATGACGATGAGAAAGACAATTCGATGAATGATTTACCGTTTTAAATTGTAAGTTATGACTATTCACTACACTGCTATGTTCGAAGGATCGACGATGCGATTTCACGGAGAAGTTTCATTTAAAGAGGCTTCTGAGGATGATATTGCAGGTAATGAGGATCGAATAGTAAAAGCATGCAAGCGAAAGCTGGTAACCGATTGCGAAAGATGGGGTGTCGAGACGAAAGAGTTGAAGTCGTTCGAGTGTTACTATTTCGCTAACTCGAAAGAAAATCGGATAATGAAATGGGATAAATAACAATTTAACAATAAAAAAAACATGGAAAAAGAAGAAAAAAATATGGTATATTTAGTAGTAAGATATTATAACGCTTCTACTTCTGTTTACGACGATAAAGAAATTGCAGGTATTTACTCGACACGTGAAAAAGCGGAACTTGCAAAGAAATCTGTCGATGATTTCTATAAAATGTTATCAGAAATGGAAGAACCGACTGAAGACTACGAATTTTACGATTTGTGGGTAAATCAGCAATCAGATTTGACGAAATATTGTGGAAGCAGAATTATTGAAGTTGAAGTACAATAGGTGAGTTATGAAATTAAGAGAATATCAATTACGTACTATAAAATTTCTACACGAACAAAAGAACGCGATTTTATCGGTAGGTATGGGACTTGGAAAGACAGCTGCCGTGCTTCACTACATTGATGAGGTTAAGCCTGAAACGGTTCTGATAGTTGCACCGAAGCGCGTTGCGACTACGGTGTGGATGCAGGAGGCGATAAATTGGGGATTGTCAGATGTTGCAGAAAAGATGGTCGTCGTCGATGGATCACCGAAAAAGCGATCAAAGTTGCTGGAAGACAAGTCGAAGCCTTACAAGGTCATCGGTCGCGATAACATGAAAGATGTCGAATGTTATTGTTGTGATGTGCTTGTGCTTGACGAGCTAACTTCTTTCAAAAATCACGACACGAAGCGAAGCAAAATTTGCTACGGAATAATGGCGAAACAGAAGATCGGATTGACAGGTACGTTCACAGGCGGTGATCTTACAGGTATCTGGGGACAGGCGCACGCGGTAGGACTGTTTACTGATAAACGGCAAAATTTCTGGGCGTGGCGTGCGACGTTCTTTTACAATGTTATGGAAGGCAGCAAGCAACGATGGCAGAAATGGAAATTGAGGAAAGAATTTACGATCGATGACTTATTAAAACCGATCAGAAAAAACATCTTCACGTTGGATTCTGCCGATTATCTCGAGATACCTGAAGTTTCGTATCATCTTCACAACGTCGAATTGACTAATCACGAAATGACGGAATACATGCGATTGAAGACGATGCTTCACATCGACATGGACGGTGTAATGTTCAGCGTGAAGGAGCAAGCGAAGTTCGCAAAGCTCCAGACGGTTGTCAATGGATTTCTGTATGATGCTGAAGGCGTTGCTTTCAGGTCGAAGTACAGCACGAAGCTTGATGAAGTAGTAGAATTTGTAGAGCGTGCGGTCGGAGAAGGCGAACACGTGCTTTTATGGTACTCTTTCAGAGAAGAAGCGTTGTGGCTTGCAGAAAAGTTTAAAAAGTTGGATATAAGCTTTTGTTCTTCGAACGACAAACGTTTCGTTGAAAAGTGGAATAGCGGAGAGGTAGATGTACTGATGATGCACCCAGCGTCAGGTGGACATGGACTTAATCTTCAAAAAGGAGGTCATATAGCCGTGTGGTCGAGCATAACATATAGCTTAGAATTGTGGTTACAAGCAAACGCGCGGTTGTATAGATCAGGTCAAACAAAGCCTGTCCAGATACATGTTTTCTCGGCTGTCGGAACGATCGAAGTCGATCAATACAAATCACTTATGACGAAGAATAAGATTGAGCAGGAATTTTTGGAACTTACAAAATAAAAACAAAATGGAGTACATAGGATTTAAAAATGAATATCATTCAGGAAAGATTCATATTTATAACGGTGATTGCATGGATTTGCTTAGGCAAACACCAGATAATTATTACTCTTTAGCTTTAGTTGATCCTCCATATGGGATAGGTGTAAACAAAATGACTCTCGGGAATGGAACAAATAAAATATATCGTGGAAAATCGGATTGGGATAAAAATACACCAACCAATGAATATTTTGATGAATTATTTAGGGTTAGTAAAAATCAAATCATTTGGGGCGCAAATTATTTTGTCGATAAATTACGCCCAAGTATGGGATGGATTTTCTGGGACAAGGGTACAGGATGCAATGATTTTTCTGACGGAGAATTGGCATATTCAAGTTTCGATAGAGCGTTAAGAAAATTTTTCAAGTCGTGGGTTGGAGCAAATGCGAAAGATGAAAAACGTATTCACCCGACACAGAAACCAGTTGCATTATACAAGTGGTTGCTACAAAACTACGCAAAAGAAGGCGATACTATTTTAGACACACACTTCGGTAGCCTATCGATCGGCATAGCCTGCCATGACATGGGATTTGAATTAACAGCAATAGAACTGGACGAGGACTACTACGAAGCAGGTAAAAAAAGATTGATAAATCATCAAAAACAATTAAATTTATTCTGAAATGAAACGAGACGAATACGAATTGGAGCAGCGTGGCTGCGATTACGCCCGCAGTCACGGAATTGCTGCGGTGAAGCTGGAAGGACAGGAAGGCATACCTGATCGGTTGTTTATCGGCAAAGGCGGAAAATGCATGTTTGTCGAGTTTAAGAAACCATCTGGCGGTGTTGTTTCAAAAGAGCAAAAATTCTGGCTTGAATTTCTCGGCGAAAGCGGAATTACATGTGACAACTTCGACGACTTCGTTGAGGCGATAAAAGAATTTTTTAAAAAGTAAAGCGTGTGCGAAAATATTTGCACATTGTTTTACAAAATAGATAACTTTTAAAACAGAAATAATATGACAATAGATGAAGCAATAACGGTGCTCGAACTTCACAACATGTGGAGAAAAGGAGCTGACATCGAGATGCAGTCGCCGACAAAAATAGGAATGGCGATCGACATGGTATTGTGCGAGCTAAAGGGCTTAAGAAAAGAGCAATCTGCTAAAACAGTAACATCAAAAGAAAAAGACGAATGGATTAAAAATGAAACTATCGATTACGATTGGAAAAACGACGGATTTGGAGATGAAACTATTATCGAATTGCTGGAGAGAGGTTATAACAAAGGTTATAACGATGCTATGAAAATTATTAACAACAATAAAACAAAAACAAATACAAAATGAAAACAAAATTATTCGGATCACAATTATTCGGATCTCGGTTGTGTATTTTTACATTACTTACACTAATCACGTTAATATCATGTGAAAAGTCAGAACTTCATAACGAATTAGTAGGCACGAAATGGGAGCAGGTCGATCGATACAGCTCGCGAGGCTGGTTTAAGAAGTACGACGACAAAGGAAATTGGTACACGATACCGTACACGGACACCGAAACATCGACTACCGAATTGATTTTCATCGACAATAACAGCGGATCAATCAGGATGAAGCGAGTTAAAGAAACGACTTATTACGATGAGGCAAAACACGATAACGTAACGAACGAAGAAGTGTTTTACGACGTAACATCAGAATTCAGATATTCGTTTGACAGTAATAAGCGAAAAGGCAGAATTTCGTATGTTATCGATTTCAAAGATACTGCGATGGCTGACATGTACGGACAAATAAACGCAGATTACGACTTCGGACTGTTTTATGACAGCGACGATCTGTGGTTGAAAGAGAAGGATAATGTATTTACTAAATCGAAATAATCGAAACAACAAATATTATGGAAACAGTAGAAATTGTAGTGTTGGTACTTTTAGCAGCATGGTCGGTGCTTATGATAGCAGCCGGCTGGAATAATCACGGTAAGAAACGTAATAATAACAATTAAAAAAAACAAAACAACAATGGAAAGATTAATGAATTTGACACAGGAGGAAATGCTTGCTTTTGTGCAGACTGAAGTAAAAGAATCTGAAGTTGAAAAGATGATGGCAACACATACGATCATTCAGAAATTCGGAAAGAAGTATGTTGTTTGCAAGTGCACGCGGCCGCTCGGTTATGAGGCAGATTTCTTGAATTCAGGCATGGCGCTGACAGGTATTTTACTCGAAGGCGAAAGTTTGCGCGATTTCATAGAATATCGGCTGAGAATGAAAAATGTTTGGAAAATAAGAAGTCGAAGAAGGCATAATTGACAAAAAACTTATGGTAATGTTACAAGACACGGAGATGATCATGTAAGACGATAGATATTTAATAAATGTATCAATATGTAAAAACTATGTGCTATTTAGTTAAAATCGTTTGTTTTTGTTAAAATCGTTTTTCGGTCGTTTTTAGTTTCATGGAGCGGTGTGCAAATTTTTTTGATTTTTGCTCGCCGCTCCTATTTTTTCTTTAATTAGTTATGTTTCAGGTTATTAAGTGAGTTGAAAAATAAAAAAGTAAAATTTTGCTCCGAATTTTTACCGAAAATTTTATTCGAGCAATTATTTGAGTTTCAGTGATTAATGAGTAAAAAATAAAAAATAAATTACTTTATATAGAATATTAAATAATAATTATAAGAGTAGTATAGTATTCTATATATAGTTTTTAAAACAACTGCTTATTTTATATTTTTCGCTGAAACGTAATACAGGAGCTGCTTTGAGGCGATAAGCAAAAAAATGTAAATTTATTTTCTGCATTTTGGCTTGTTTGCAATCGAATTTTTGATGAATTTCATAGAATTTTGAAAAATATTTCGGTTTTTGAGAACAACGTATGAAAAATTACACTATATTTGGCGCGATGATGGAAATTAAATATGAAAGTATCGGAATTAAAACCGCTTGAAAAGAACCCGTTCAAATCTGTCGGAGATGAGCAAATAAAGAAGATTGCAAAATCGATACAGGAATTTGAACGCATGATGGAAATTCGTCGGATCGTTATCGACGAAGATAACAATATTCTCGGAGGGAATAAACGGTACTTCGCACTGAAGAAACTCGGATACAAAGAAATACCAGATGCGTGGATCGAAAAAGTTGAAGGATTGACTGAAGAACAAAAGAAGGAATTTATCGTAAAAGACAACGCGCATTGGGGAAGCGAATGGGATTACGAGTTACTCGGTGAATGGAACGTTGATCTTGAATCGTGGGGAGTACCTATTGAAAATAAATCGGAAACAGAAATATTAAGCGAATTGAAGTTTGAAAGTATTTATTATGAACCTACAGAAAAGCCTAATATAAAATTAATCGATTGCATTGACACTGAAAAATTCGATGCTAAGATAAAAGTTATCGAAGAATCAGATTTAAGCGATGAAAAGAAAGAAGTATTGAAAATGTTTGCATATCGATTTCTAAAGATTGATTTCGAAAATGTTGCAAATTACTACTATTTCAATGCTGACGAAAAAGAAAAGCGAGTTATTGAGCGACTGCGGTTAGTGCTTTGCGATGAAGGATTACAAGGATTTCTCGAAGATGATATTTTAAGAGCAAATAGCAAATTGGAAGGATGGAAAATAGAAGATGATGAAAACTGAAATGATTGACATATTTATTCCGTCGTATCACAGAGCTAAGAATTTGAAGACTGTGAAATATTTCGTTAAAATTGGCTGGAACGTAAAAAATATACATGTGTTTATCGATGATGAAGCAGAAGATAAATCAGAATACGAAGCATTGGCACAAGAAATTGGATTTAATCTTTTCGTTTTTGATATGAATGAAGCAAGGCAAAGATATGATTATGTGCATAGAGCAAGTATTTCGAGACGTTCAGCTGGACAGGCACGAAATATGTTTTACGATTACGCAAAAGAGAAAGGAATAGAATTTTACATGGTACAGGACGACGATACTGAAAGTTATCAAGTGAAATATAAAGGAAAAACTATTCGTTCAGCTAATATTGACGATATCACAACTATTTTTGAAAGTGTTTGTGAATTGATGTATAAGAGACATATCGGTTGTTTCGGAATAAGTCAAACAGGGGATTTTATCGGAGGAGTAGATAATAAATTGCTTCGAAATAAAGTAATGAATACTACGTTTATTTTGACAAAATATATCTATCGAGGAGAACGAGGAGTACAGGATGATGACACAAGTCAATTTGTAGGAATAATGAACGAAGGATTATTTACAGGAAGCTACGGAGATGGATTAGTCCTCAAGCAAACGATGTCGGCAACTGCAAAAGGAGGATTGACTGATTTATACAATGAATGCAAATTGTTGAATAAGGCACTTGTTACACCGATACAGTTTCCGAGTGCTATTTATGCAGAAAAACAGGTTAAAAACGGAGGCAGGTTACATCATCACATACAGCGACGATATTTGTATCCGATGATATTAAAAGGAGTTGGAAAAGATAACATAGCATGGGATACGTATCCTGAAGATTATCCATTTACAAATGAACCAAAACGAAAAAATTATGGCACTATACGATAAACAGGAATTGGTAAAGATGGCTGAAGAAGCGATAAAGCGAAACAATTTGTTTTTCGTTAACGATATAATTGCTTGGCTTCCGTGCAGCACATCGACATTCTATGAGTTATTTCCTGAAGGCTCGGAAGAATCGGAATACTTTAAGAGATTGTTGAATGAGAACAAGATACGCACGAAGTCGGCTATCAGATCGAAGTTATTTAAATCGGACAAGGCAGGCGAGTTATTGGCGTTGTATCGATTGATATGTACACCTGATGAGCGAAGGATGCTAAATCAGCAATATATAGAGATGAACACGAACGACAAAGGATTTACGGTTAATTTCATAGACAAGTCAAAAGACGACGACAAATGAACATCGAGACAGGGACAATATTTAAGATGACAAAGAAAGCCTTTGAAGACGAAAAGAAGATCGTTATTTTGAAAGGCGGGACAGGGTCAGGCAAGACGTTCGACGTCATGTTGTTTCTGTTATATATCGCTTTGAAGTTGAAGGATCAGGTGATAACGGTTGTCTCTGAATCGAGGCCTCACCTCGACATCGGGGCTATACGTATATTGGAAGGAATTTGTAAGAAGATCGGATTGTGGACAAAAGACAATTGGAACATCACGACGGCACGATGGACAGCGCCTACAGGCAGCATTATCGAGTTTTTCTCTGCTGACAGGATCGACAAGGCGCTCGGAGCACGACGTGATTGGTTGTTCGGGAATGAAATAAATTCACTGAAGAAGGACGTATGGGATGAATTGGCAAGACGATCGGAGAACGTTATCGGAGACTTTAATCCGACGTCTCAATTCTGGCTTGAAGATTGGTTGATGAATTATAACGACACGATCGTAATTAAATCGAATTATCTCGATAATCCTTTTTTGCCTGAAACAGAGAAAAACAGGATCGCAACGCGTGCAAAGCGAGACAAGAATTTCAAACGAATACACATCGATTGTGAGTACGGAATAAGTGAAGGAGTTATTTTTAGCAATTGGCAGCAAATCGATGTTATGCCTGAAGGCGAAGGAGTTTACGGTTTGGACTATGGTTTCTCAAACGATCCGACGGCGCTTGTAAAAGTTATCGAAACACCTGAAGCGTTCTATGTTGACGAACTGATTTACAGGACAGGATTATTAAACCGCGACATAGTTAGATTGATGGAGCAATTAGGTATAAGAAAAGATTACGACGAAATCATTGCTGACAGTGCAGAACCAAAAAGCATTCAAGAGATGCACAACGCTGGTTTCAATGTGAAGCCAGCAAAGAAGGGAGCTGACAGCATACGTGCAGGTATCGACAAGTTGAAAAGTAAGCCGATTTACGTTACGAAGCGAAGCACAAATTTGATTAAGGAGTTTCGAAACTATTGCTGGGCAGTTGACAAAGACGGAAAGCCGACGAACAAGCCGATCGACGCTTATAATCACGGAGTTGACGCATGTCGCTATGCTATTTCGCCAGAACACAATTTTAAATTTGCTATAAAATAAAATCGATGGGACTGTTTACAAGAAAGAAAAAGACGGATAACGTTCAGAAGTTGCAAACGTTTTATGCTTCTGTTATCGGGAGTAACCCTGTTGTTTGGTACAGCTACAACGCTGAAGACTTTGTGAAGAACGGTTACACGTCGAACGCTGAGATTTATAGCATTGTAAAAAAGATCATCGATAAGGCCAACATTGCAACACCTTACGTTTATGTTGATAAACAAGGAGTTAAATCGAGAAGATACTTGACAACGAAAGGATCGAGAGACACGGCCTTCGGTGCTGCCGAACATCGTCTCGAGATACATAAAGCGCTCGATTACGCACCTGACAATCTCGATTTGTCGATGTTATTGAAGAAGCCGAACGCGGAGCAAACATGGAGGGAGTTTATCACGCTTGCAAGAATTTTCTATTTCGTACAAGGTGAAGCGTTTATCTACCGCGAGGCAGGAGATGACAATTGTGCATTATCGCTTCATGTTATCCCTGCGCACCTGATGAACATGCACATCGATAACGGAAAGCTGGTAGGATGGAGGATGAATTTGTTGAACGGACAGTTTCGCGATTTTCTCGGCGACGACATGAACGACATACTTCACATGAAGATGCCTAACCCGTTGTTCGACGCGAAATATAGTCAGTTTCGAGGATTGTCTCCGTTGCTTGCAGGTTTGAAATATTTGAAGCTTGACGACACTGCTATTGAGAGCTGGGTTAAGTCGGTTGAGAACGAAGGAGCGAAAGGACTTATTTCACCGAACCATCCGAACCCTGAATTGTGGTTGACGCCTGATCAGGTTGACAAGACGCAGGCAACGGTAGAGACAAAGATACACGGATCTGATAACAGAAACAAGATCGTTGTAAGTGCAATGCCGCTGCAGTACACACACATCGGCTTGTCTCCTGATGCGTTGAACATCATACAGGGCCTTGATCATGCAGGTTACAAATTGTGCGATTTGTGGGGAGTGCCAGCAACGTTATTCGATCCGAACCCGACGTATCAAAATATGAAAGCTGCGAGTGAACGTTTCGTTAAGGAAGTTATATTGCCTTACTTGTCAGCTGAAGAGGACAAGCTAAACAGCTGGCTTGTTGAACCTTTCAAAATACGCGACAAAAAGAATTACGTTATAGATTACGACTTGTCGTCGTATGAAGAATTGAGGTTGACTGCTGATCAAACCGATGCCTATTTGAAAACTCACACGATCAATGAAGTACGTGTGATGTTGGGAAGCGATGAGCTTGACGAAGAATATGCAAATCAGGTGTTCGTACAGCAAGGGATGGTCCCGTTATCTGATTATAACGTCGATGATATACAGATTTAAAAGATGAGACTTACGCGTTACATACAGATCGAAAGCAGAAGGCAGGCAACTTATGAAAGGTTGTTTGCAAAAGAAGTTTTGAAAGCGTTCAAAAAGAATGCAGAGATGTGGATCGATTATAACATTGTAGGTAATGCGGTTGGTGAAGCACTTGAAAAGGTTTATCGAGTTACGTTACAGGATTACTTGTCGAGACAATGGGATCAATTAGACGGCAACGTTATTCAGAAGAAGGAAAGATTTTTCATGCCTGCATGGTCGCAGTGGATCGAGAATTATATATTAGCTACATTGGTAAACAAGGTAGTCGGCATTGACGACACGACACGTGAGCTTCTGATGCAGGAAACGATCGCAAGCACGTCCATCGGTGAAAGCAGATCAGAATTTTCAAAGCGGATCATGAACGTGATGGGAGGTGCTGCAGGCAAAAGAAGGGCGAGAGTTATCGCGAGAACGGAGGCAGGAAACGCTATAAACATAGCAAAAGCGAAGTCGGCAGAAGATTGGGCCGCACAAACCGACATACCGATCGGAAAACTCTGGATACATCGCGGCGCGAAAGATCCGCGCGATTGGCATGTTTCGATGGATACAGGTGTTGAGATACCGAAGGATGAACCGTTCATCGTTACCGATCCGAATACAGGGATCACCGACAGAATGATGTATCCGCATGATCCGTCGGCTTCAGCAGGAAATGTTATAAATTGCGGTTGTCAGGTTATTTATGTACGATTAAAAACACAACAAGATGGATGAAATAATTTTTAAAAACCTTTCAGAATTTCGCGACATTGATGAGCAAACAGGTATCATAAAAGGTTACGCAAACGTTTACAATGTGAAGGACAGCGACGGAGACATTTCGTTGCCTGGATCGTTCTCGAAGACGGTAGCCGAGCGCGCGAAAAAGATAAAGATATTCAAAAACCATACTCCTCAACTTGTCGGCGTTCCGCTTGAGCTTGATATCGCAGATCCTTACGGTCTCGGCTTGACGGCAAAGATGCTGATGGACACAGACGCTGGACGAGACACGTTTCATGAAGTGAAGTTTCTGCATGAAAACGGTTTCGAAAGCGGTATGAGTATCGGAGGATGGGTTATCAAACGAAATGCGAAGAACAAGGCTGAAGTCGTCGAGTACAGGTTGAAAGAAATATCGGTACTTACAACCGAAGAACCAGCCAACCAGCTTTCGCTCGTAAGCGCTGTTAAGGCCGTGAAAGAGTTGACAGAACCAACGCAGGAAGAATTTTGGAGTATCATCGAAAAAGCTTACAACGTAAGATTTTCGGATAACATACTTAAATCGTTAGAACAATTTTTGACACTCAAGGACAAAGAGCCTGATCAGCTTGATGCTGACACAACTCAAGCCGTTGAGCCGTTGATCACAAATATTTACGAGTTATTCATTTAAAAGCAACTATTTAAAACAAAAAAAAATTATGGAAGATATTGAAAAACAAAAAGCAGAGGCTTTAGAAAACGTTAAGAAAACAGCAGAAGCGGCAGCGAAGATGACCGTCGAAGAAGCGATGAAAGCCGTTTCAGAAAAGATGGAAGAGATTGCAGGAAAGGTCGGCAAATCGGTAACCGAAGACGACTTCAAAAAAGAGATTGCAGAAATGCAGGCGCGCATTAAACAGATCAAGCAAACAACTTCTGAAGAGAAGACGGCAAAAAGCATTAAAGACGCGATTGCCGATGCGCTTGTTGAAGGGGCTGAAAAGCTTAAGAATTTCAGAGGTGAGGAAAAGCTTGTGATGAAAGCGGTAACCGATGCAAGCTGGGCAGCTGGTGCGCTTGATCATGCAACGTCGGAAGTACGGCCTACTCTTTATAACAGTCCTTACTCGCCGCTTTACCTGCGTAACATTTTCCCGAACGTTGCGACCGACATGGGAACTGTTATCATTCCGCAAATCGGAGCGATCACAGGTGCTGCGGCAGAATGGGAAAGAGGTACGGGTGAGCTCGGCGCTGACGTAGCTAAACCTGAAGTTTCTCCTGCTTACAAAGACGTAACCGTTCCGATGAAGTGGATCGCTGGGATAACGACTGTTAACCGTGAGCTATTGCTTAACGTTAAATACTTGCAGTCGAGCATTACAAACACGCTGCTTTATTCATCGAAAGGCTTGTTTGCAGCTGAAAACAAGATGATCACCGATTATCTTGCAGCAAATGCCGTTGCTTACGCAGGATCGAAAACGATCGCGCTTGAGAAAATCATCGACGCAGCGTTTAACCAACTGCTTGGAAATTACATGGCCCCAACGCACGTACTTATGAACCAAGCCGACTACTTGACTTATATCAAGTTAAACAAGGCTTCAGGGTCAGGCGAGTACGACGTTCCGAACGACACGTTGATGGGCTTCTTCGGTACAGGTCTCGAAACGGCAGTGCAGATTGTTCCTGTTCCGTCGATCGTGGCTGGTACTGCTTATGTCGTTTCAGCTCCCGAATTCGAGTTCATTAACAGGCTTGCTCCCGAAATTCAAATTGCTGAACAGCACGACGTTAACTTTGCTTTTAACAAGGTAACGTTCAGGGTTGAGGAGATGGCTGCTTTCGTTGCGAAGAATTTGAACGCGATGGTTAAAATTACATTTTAACGATGATACAGATTAAATTAATTAAAGATGTTGAGGTAGGGAAGAAAGGGGAGATGGTAAGTCTCCCCGATCCTGCCGCAAATTACTTGATAAGAGTTGGAGCTGCGATTGAGCACGTTAAGGATAAAGAAAACGACAAACAAGTAAAACGAAGCAAAAGATGATAACACTCGACGACGTTAAAGAAGCTTTGCATATCGACTTCACGGATCAGGACAGTTATTTGCAGTCGTTGCTTGACGCTGCGATCGACAAAGCGCTTCGAGTATCAGGAATAAGCGCGACGATAACTGTCGTTGACGAACTTGGAGTTGAAACAGTGATTGAAAACCCTGAAGCCTCATCGGCAGAGTTTCTGAACGCGATACTTGAAGATGTTGCAGCTATGTATCAGTCGCGCGGTGATGTTCAATCAGGAAGCGAAAGCTCGATGTTTACGTACAGAAGACATTCGACGAAACCTATCTTTTAAACTTAAAAGACATGAAAATTGGACGATACGATCAACAAATAGAATTCTGGAGTGAAGGAATTGTAAGCGACGGATATGGCGGTTACACTCCTAAGCCGTTATTGGAATTGAAGACGTGGGCACGTATCGAACAATTGAAAGTGTCGGCTAACATCGAACAGGCACAGATGCAGTTGCCTACGGTTTATCGAGTAGGAGTAATGTTTCGTGAAGGCTTCATGCCGTCGGTGCAGCACATCGTGAAGTGGAGAGAGAAAAATTATCGGATCATAAACGCTCCAGTCGTCGAGAACGTCAGATACGGAAAAGAATTGGTGTTCGACATAACGGCTAAAGATTAGAGAGATGGGAAAAGTGATCAATACGACTTCTGACAACTTGAAGAAGTATAAAGCTGATCAAATAAGGAAAATGCGAGAGCTTGTCGTAGATACTGTAACAACGATCGAGATTGAGGCAACAAGGAAAGCACCGGTAGGCGAGGATGGAGATATTTTCATAAACATCGACAAGCGTTTCACTAACAATGACATGACAGGTGAAGTCGGAGTTATGGGTGAAAACAATTTGGCCGCTTACTTCGAATTTGGTACAGGATTGTCGGCTCGAGAAATACTTGCTCCTTATCCTGAATGGATACGTGAAATTGCTTGGAAATTTTACATTAACGGATTAGGTACTTTGAAAGGGAAACCGTATCTTTACCCATCTGTTTTAAAGAACACGGAGATTTTCAACAAGAAGCTGGATGAGATCATAAAAGAAAAAACGAAAGACAATGGATAGAGCAACCGAGATACGAGGCAAAGTCATTACAGCGCTTTCAACGTTGAAATACGGTACTGTTTCGATACCCGTGTTCGATGAGGTCGTTAATCCGAACATTTCTTTACCTGCAGTCGATGGATCGATCGCAACTTACGTCGTTATTCAAGATCAGCAAGAACAATTAAACGCAGTTCAAACCGTTGACGCACCGCGCTTCAATCTTAACATGACAATAAGAGTTGTAACGAAATGGGGAACTGTAGGGAAAAAGAAGCTTTGCGAGGACATCGGAGATACGATCATAAACTTATTGCGTGATGACAGGGGAGCTTCAAAGATCGATGGTATCGACAAGGTATTGCTGGTAACAGCTCAATCAATAGCGGAGACGACAATAAACAATATAGCTTTTAGTAAAATAATCATTTTAAACTTTATAAAAAATGGATAATTATCAACCAGGATGGAAGCTGGCACGACTTGCAGTGTGGGATGCTACGGCTACCGCTTATGTGCCTATTGCGTGCATAACTTCACGAAGTGAAAGCAACGCTTCGAATGTAATGGAAAAGACAAACGCTTGCACACAAGGCAAGACGGTTAAAACGATAACAAGTATCACAAGAACGGTAAGCGTATCAGGAGAAGTCGTTACAGATAACGACGTTAATTCGTTGGATGACTTGCGCGCTTTGCAAGACAGCTTGACGACGCACGATTTCAAAGTTTATCGAACGTCAGGCGTTGATGGAGCTACTGAAACAGCGTGGTATTTCTCGGCAACGATTTCAAACCTGAATGCCGACTATCCTACAGGAGAAGGTGAGAGTGCTACGTTCACGATGGACTTGAACATCGAAGGCGAATATTCAAATGTTGAACCAACTCATTAAAAACTAAAAATTATGAATTATCAACCAGGATGGGAAGGAGCGAGATTAGCTTACAAGTCAGGAGTTTCATATATACCTGTAGCGTGCATTACTTCGAGAAGTGAGAGCAACGCGACGAATTATAACGAAAAAGTAAACGTGTGCACTGAAGGGAAGGTAATTCGAAAGCCGACAAGCATTAGCAGAACGGTAAGCGTGTCAGGCGAAGTAGTCGATGCTGGATCGTTGAACGAGTTGCGTGTTTTGCAGGACAGCAAAACGGAGCAAACATTCAGAATTTATGACAGTTCTGGAACGGCAAAGTATTTCAAGGCTAACGTAATGAACCTCAACGGCGATTATCCGACTGGCGAAGGCGAAACGGCTACATTTACGATGGACTTGGAGCTTACAAGCGAGTATCAATCAAGCGATGTTTTCGCATAACAATTAAACTTTAAAACTATGTATGCTACTGAAATAAAGGTTAATGGAAAGACGATACCGATCCGCTTCGGGGCTTACGTGATTAAGAAGCTTGCCGACGACGGTATTCGATTGCAGGGTTTAGATGAACTCATAAAAAATAATTATGCAGACATCATACCACGAATTATCTATTATGGTGCTGTTAACGCTTCTGAAGAACGTAGAGGGGATAACGTTTCTCTTAACGATATTTACGATTGGATTGATGATGTTTCTGATGGTTTATTTGGGGAAGAAGTTAGTAAAATTTATAATTTGTTCGCACAGCAGTTAAATGATAGCGTCCCAAAAAACTCGAAAGCGGGGAAAGCCCCGCAGAAAAAGAACGGCTAAGTGCTGCCGAAGAATTCACGATCAATCACTTGTCGTTTGCGCTCGGTGAATTAGGATTACGGATGGATGAATTCTACGATATGGCGTGGTGCGAGTATCTGATTAAATGTTACGCGTGGGCAAGGATGGAAAAAGAAAAGTGGAGACACACGCGCATGATAGCTTATGAAGCACGTATCGGAAGCCATCTTGATCCGAAAAGCCTGCCGAGAACGATTGAGCAGTACATGCCGCTTGACGGAAAGAAGACGACAAGTCGAGTTCCGAGATCGGAGATCGAAGCACTGAAACGCGAAAGAGAACAAATACTAAACAAGAACAAACAATGAGTTTCACAGCGATAATAACGGCTGATGCTAAAGGCTTTGAAAAAGCGATCGATCAGGCACAAGCGAAGATCGATGGACTTGAGAAGACGGTTGGTCAACGGCTTTCGTCGATCGGAGACAAATTCACTGACATAGGCAGAAAAGCTTCAGTATTGTCGGCCGCGATCGTAGCCGCTGGAGGTGCTTCGTTTAAGATGGCCGCCGATTTTCAGGACGCGCTCGGAGCAACGGATCAGGTTTACAAGCAATCGAGCGACACGGTGAAGGAATGGGCACAAAACTTGTCGTCTCAATACGGTATCGCGAAAAGCGAGGCGTTAAGCTACTCGAACCTTATGGGATCGATGCTTGTAAACATAGGTCAGTTGACTGAAGAACAAGCCGCGAAACAATCACAGAAGCTTATTGAGCTTGCTGGAGACTTGACGGCTATGTACGGCGGTCGCGTGCAGGATGCCGTGAGAGCGTTGACAGGAGCGTTGAAGGGTAACAACACGATGCTGGATAACTACGGAATGGCCGTAAACGACGCGCTGGTAAAGACACGTGCGCTTGAATTAGGACTTATAGCGCAAGGCGAGGAAATGACTTTGTCAGCAAGGCAGGCAGCTACGTTATCGTTGATCTGGGAACAATCGGCAGCTGCGCAAGGACAGGCAGCACGTGAAGCTGAAGGGGCAAGCGGATCGATGCGTGCGCTTCAGGTTGAGGTTAAGAATTTGGCGACGTCGTTCGGAGAGATACTATTGCCTGTTATAACGCCTATTGTTTCAGGAATTGCCGACATGGTTAACAAGATCGGATCGTTATCACCTGAATTGCAGAAGACTATCGTCGTTATCGGAGGCGTTGTGGCTGCGCTCGGCCCGTTGATGCTTGGTCTTGGAAGCTTGCTTAAATTAGCACCGTTGATCGGAACTGCGTTCACTGCGATGACAGGGCCGATTGGCATTGCTGTAGCGTCGATTGTTGGAGCTGCAGCGTTGATCGTAAAGAATTGGGACGCGATAAAAGAGTACTTCACGACAGGCGGAGGTAGCGAGATGTTCTCGTCAGTGAAAGCATTGGCGGTTGATCTTTTCGAAAACATAAAAAACACGTTCAATTCGATACGTGATGTTGCAGTAGCGGTTTGGGATCAAATAGGAAGTACGTTAACGTCGATTTGGAATAACACGTTTGACAGTATCAAAAGCGTGCTTGACTTTTTCATGAACACGGTTAAGAACGTTGCTGACTTTCTGCGTGCGATAATAAACGGCGACTTTAAAGGAGCGTTGAATGCGTTGTTATCGCAATTCAGCAACACATTTGCGTCAATAGGCAGGATCGTAACGAATACTATTTCAAGTATGGCTAACGTGCTTGGAAAGTTTCTCGACGTCGTAGGACTTGATAAGTGGGCGGAATCGGTAAACGGTTTCGCTGACAGGATGGCGAACGCTTTCACGAAGCAAAAAGATGCGGCTACCGAAGCGGCTACCGTTATCGAGGAAGTATCAGATAGAGAAGTAACGGCGGTTAGTACGGCGTCGGAAAAAGTCGTATCGGCAACGACTGCCGTAAGCGACACGTTCACGAAGTTGATAGGCACGAATTTGTCGTTGCAGGATTCGATAAGAAAAACATCTTATACGATTGATGAGCTTCAAAGCAAACTGATAAAACTGCAAACAGGGATTATTTTATCGACAAATGTTCGCGATGAGATTAAAACGACGCAGCAACAAATCAACGATCTTTCAGAAGCTTTGAATTTGTTGACAGGCGGTCGAGAGCTTAATTTAAAAGTGAATGCCGAAATGCCTACGATAGCGGCCGACATGAATAAATTCTTTGATGGCAAGAATTGGACGCTGCCGGCGATTGACAGCAGCTTGCTTCAGACAAGTTTGGCGAAAGCAAATGAGGTTATTATCGATTACGGTAACATTATGCAGTCAGGAATAACAAATATAGCTGGTTCAATAGGTGAAGCGCTTGGATCAGGTAACTTTCAAGATTTAGGGAAAGGATTGATCGACGCGATGGGAAAATTGGCACAACAATTCGGATCGTTATTGATCGGTATGGGTACGGCTGCATTACATTTGAAGACGACACTGATAACTCAACCGTGGTTGGCAATAGCAGCTGGTGCAGCGTTAGTAGCTCTCGGGGCTGCAGCTTCTGCGGCGGCGAGTAAGATGGTTAACAACGCAACAAGCGGAGGCGGCTATGATCGAAGCTATTCTGGCGGAACGTCGTCCTATCAACAAGCAACACCGAGCTACGCACCGACCGAGTTTCGCGGGCCGTATCAGGAGAATTACACGGTTGAATTCAAGATCGGGACGAATGAGCTTGTTGGCGTGCTGGATATGGCAGATCAACGAAAAAGACGATTATAAGATGAAATATACACTCACATATAAGAACAAGCAAGGCGTTGAAGCACGTATCGACATTATAACGTTCGGATCAACATCAACGACTGAAGTTATTGAAGGGACCGACACACCGTTCATTCTGAATTACAAGCGCGAGAAGAACGACAAGGAAGGTTACATTATTTCGTCGTCGGCCGATATAGCTATATATGAGAGCGGCACGTTCAACATCGACACACTTAAGACTTCAAACGAAACGGATATAAAGGTTGAGTATTACATCGATAACGTTCTTACGTGGTCAGGCTTCGTAGTCCCCGATTTTTTCAGTCGAGTTATCGGCACACCTGCCATCGTTAACATGGTAGCGTCGGACAGGCTTGGATCGTTGAAAGGTCAGACGTTGAGCGGACTGCCTTCGATGGTAACACTGTCGTCGCTTGTTTCGTCGTGCTTGTCGAAAACAGGACTATCATTGCCTATAAACCTGAAAGCAGATTTTACAAGCGTAGTAGGTAATGAGAATGTATTTGCAAGTAAGGTAATTTCGCAACGATTTACTGACACTAAAGGACGAAACATTTCGTGCTATGACATTCTGCGATCGATACTTGTCGTGACAGACTCGGTCGTCGTACAGCGAAACGGACAGTGGTACATAGCAAATAAGATACAGATTGAGCAAGGCACTGCACTGCCGACGACGCAATACATCGATTTCGATGAGGTGTCGGTCGGTGCACGAAGGCAAATCATGCCGGTAGCGTCGAGTGTAGGAGTGTATCATGAGTTTGGAGGCGAGAGGAAACATCCGCAAAACTTTGATTTCTCTGAAGCATTAAGCGGATGGACAGCGGTAAACGGCTTCATTGCGCAGGTAAACAACAAAGAAATAATAGGCTTTAATTACGAAAATAATGCAATAACACCTATATACGGAACAAATGATACATTACCTTATTTATTAAGCGTAAATACAAATCCTGCAAATCATTTATATAACAATGTTGAAACAGGTTGGAATTTCGAGGACGCACCGTATTTGAAAGCTACCTTTCCTATAATATCGATGAATGAAAATATTGTTAACATAAACTTCGATACAAGTGTAATAGGTATATTTCATAGTTATTATTATTTCGTTATAATTGCAAAAAACAGAAATGATGTTGAAGATATTTACGCTTTAAATCAAAGCGGTTTATTTACACAATACGATTTTCATTCGTCAGATTTTTTATTGTCAATACTTTTAGGTTCAGGAGAAAATACATATGTAAATGGAAGTAAAAATATATCAGGTAAATTTGAGGCTGAAAATGTAACAGATTACGATATAGAGGTGCGTATTTATCCAGCTACATTGCTAAAACCAGGATCTTATACAGGAAGTATTACTGTAGCCATAAATTTCGCTTCTGTTACATTCAATAATGAAACCGAGATTCCTAAAGGCAACATCTACAAAACCACGCAGGGAGATAATTTTACGAAGGTTCACGACACTGACACGACGGTTATCGGAGATTACAGGACAAGCGGCTTGAACGGTTACGGCTATCCGTATCCGATTGACGACACGTCATCACTTCTGACTTCGACAGGTCTATTAACTGAAAGATGGACAGCGCCTGACAACGCGGATGAGCTTCCTATCTTGCAGCACGTAACACGGCAGCGCGCGAAGATGTTTTCGATAGCGCACGACCTTTTGACTGCCGAAATAGACAGTGACGTACTTGATCCTTTAGCTATTTTCAGAGATTGTTCTGGTAAGAAGTACGTCATGGTTTCAGGAAGTCAGGATTTTTTGCGAGGAACGATCAACGTCGAAATAGAGGAAATAGCGTACAGCACGACGATTTGGAAACAGGACTACATCTACAGCTACTTCGGCGGAGGAGAAGAAGGTATTTCGTCCGTTGGCGGAATATCGGAATCAGCACCGTCGGCTGGAGGTGGAGGAATGACACCTGAACAGCTTGAAATTCTGAACAATCTTTCGTCGTGGTGGAAATACGATGATGTTAACGATGCTATCTATTCGGAGTTAAGCGTTTACTCGAAGAAAGAAGTGTCGGCTTACGGACTTGGAGAGAGCGGAGGCGGTACAGGCGCTTCTGCGTTGAGCGAATTGGTCGATGTCGATTTGGCTTCACTTGAAGTTGGAAACATGCTTGTGTACAACGGAACGCATTGGGTTAACTTACAGCAATCGGCTATTGTACCTGACCTGTCAGATTACGCTAAAAAGACATACGTCGATACTGCAATAGCGAGTTTAGTTGAAAGTGCGCCGAGTACGCTTGACACGCTTAACGAACTCGCAGCTGCATTGGGAGACGACCCTAATTTCGCTACGACGGTAACAAACATGATAGCCGGCAAAGAGGATGCTATTGCCGCAGGAAATGTTTCACAATATTGGCGAGGCGACAAGACCTGGCAAACATTGAATACAAGTGTTGTCCCCGAGAGCGGGAATTTGTATTTCACAAATGCCCGTGTTAAGGCTTATGCCGATACGCTTTATTTGCCGTTAAACGGAAATGCTGTTTCCGCAACAAAGCTGCAAACAGCGCGCACATTGTGGGGTCGTCCTTTCGACGGTTCTAATAACGTTGATGGGGCATTAACAGGAGTAACAACACTCACGGCTTCCACTTCGGTAACAGTCCCGAAAGTGATATTTGCCGCAGCCGGTTGGTCAGTCGAGCAAACAGGGACAGAAATACAATTCAAATACAACAATGTTGTGAAGCAAAGGCTATTATCAGATGGCAGCATAGTTGCCGTCGGCGAAGTAACGGCTTATGGCGCAACATCTTAATTAAAGGAAAATAATATGGCAGCATTACCGTTAACAGGAATAAGCACAAGCATGGTAGCGCAGGCTATCGGCGAGGCAAGTAACGACGTTGGTACTTTATTTTTAAGTACTAAAGTAAACGCTTGGGGGTTTAATCCGCCAGGTGCGGCAAATCTCGCAGCCGTATGGGGCAAATCTGTCGCAGAAAGAACGAAATTGAGCCCTACGGCTACAGGATTTACACCTATCCCTAATGTCGTTCCAGGTTATCATTTAGGGTACTTTAGAGGCTATGACCACGATTGGGTTGTGTATATGAATGGAGGGTTAGATATTGAAACAGACGAGTATTACGACCCGTTTATATTTAGGCTTTATATAGAGAAAATTCCTCCGTTAATAAATAAGCCAGACCCTGCGACACCAATAGACCACCTTTTTAAAATCGAATTTGCACGAAACGAGAATGCGTTTAATGTTGGAACAGCAACATTGATTAGCGATAATTTTATTGTGACAGAGCCGTATGGTTCTTTCGAAATAGAGGCTTTATATCCGCCTGATTATAACACTAATGGTTCTCTCGATGAGGGCGAAACGTTTTATATCAAGGTTACGCACTTGTCGTCACCTGAAAGAAGGTGGTTTGCTACTTCTTTAGATGAGCATATATTTTCATTCACGACACCTGAAAGTGCTTATACAAATACATTCGAATATAGGAATTTCGAAATTACTGCTATTAAGAGAACAGCAACTCCAGCTATTACAATGTTTAAAGTCGAAGCAGATTTGTATGCCGATTTTAGATTTCAGCAGTATATAGATTTTACTGGCATGATGTCAACTACTTCAGATTATTCTATGAATGTATATACACTTTACGATAATTCGGTTTCTGTACCTCCAAATTCAACTCCAGGTACAAAATCGTTTGTAAAGCATTTATCTTTCGATTTTTCACTTACAACGTTAAAGAATTACGTAAGTGTCGGGAGTACTGTGTACGGAAAGATAGTTGCATCGACTGGTCAACAATATACAGGCAGTGCGGTAGTAACTGATAATTTACCTCTTGATTAATGAAAAACGTAGTTTCAAACATCGATATGGGCTACTCAATTCCTAACTTTAAACGGTTAGTGAATGTAATAGCTCATATCTTTAATATCGAGAGCGAAATATTCATCATGCCTTTGCGTGTTAAGGAGTTAGACGAAAATTCGTATGTAGTTACTTCGATAAACAGTTTTATCATTTATGTGAACGAAAAGTACTTACGTGAAGATAAAATTACTAACTTTGTTATACGCATGTTCATTCACGAGATGTGGCACGTTAAGCAAATGATTGACAAACGATTGTCGTTTAACGATACGCATACAAAGGCGTATTGGAACGGAAAAGAATATACTTCCGACCTTTCGCACGACGAACGCGAGTGGGAGAAAGAAGCGAGACAAGCAGAACAAAAATATTTCAAACAAGTAAAACAACTATTTTATGGCAACAAAGAAAATTGACTCGAAAGAGAAGTCCTCAACTGCAGCAACAAGTGCAAGCATGATTACGCGTAACGAAGCAGTATCGCTATTCATGCTGATACGCGACATTAAGAACGGAAGTCTTTCGCGAGACGCGCTTGTGAAGTACGTAATGCTTCGCGTTAAACTGAAAGCACTTTACGACGAATACGAACGCGTTCGGCAAGAAATAAGCGAACAGACGAAGCCTGAAGGATGGCAGGAAGGAGATGCGCAGGATGAGTGGAACGAATCGTTTCGGCCCGTGATGGAAGCGTGGTTGAAAGAGCCTGCCGACATCGACACGAAGATCTTCACAGAAAACGATTGCGCTGATCTTATAATGAGTAATCCTGACAAGAACGGCACTTTCGTTGACGTCGTTATGGAGTACTTAAAGAAATGACGAAGAAAAGAGCACATCGATACATTGCTACATCGTTAAATGACACATAAAACAGACACGAAGATGGATCACGGACTGAACTATTTCAAGATACTATTTATCGCGATCGGAGGATATATCGGGTTTCTTATAAAAGAGTTAAAACCTACATTCCCACTGATGATCATAGTGATAATTTTCATTTTATATGACACGTGGACAGCGTATCAGTTGAACAAAAGGGCGAGCGAGCAATATCCCGATAAGGTCCTTAAAGAGAACGCTAAATTCAAAAGCTTTTCTTTCGCGAAAGTAATACGATCAACTATTCCAAAACGATTGATACTTATAATTTTGGCGTATTTGGTTGAGCATTGGGTTTTCGTGTACATGGATGTACCTTTGTCATACATTGTTGCAGGAATAATTTGCTTTGAACAGGCGTGGTCTATTCTCGAGAATGAAAGTTCGTGTCGTGGAGAGAAGGAAGGCATGTTTTGGAAATTATTGCAAAAGATAATGATTGACAAGACGGAGCGTCATTTCGACGTGAATTTGGATGAGTTGAAAAATAATCAAAATTCGACAAATAAACAAATCGATGAGAACAAGTAAAAAAGGAATAGAGCTGATAAAGAAGCATGAAGGACTGAAGCTCGCTGCCTACATTTGTCCTTCAGGAAAACCGACAATCGGGTACGGACACACGAAAGATGTGTTGCTTGGCGACGTAATAACGAAAGAAGAAGCCGAAAGATTGTTGATAGAAGATTTGGTAACGGTTGAGAACGAAATAAACAGTCATAATCTAAACATAAATCAAAATCAATTTGACGCGCTTGCGAGTTTTGTTTACAACGTCGGAGTAGGAAATTTCAGATCATCGACGCTTTTAAAGAAAATAAAAGCTGATCCGAACGACAGAGACATTGAAAGGCAATTCAATCGCTGGGTGTACAGCAAAGGCAAAGTGCTGCCTGGTCTTGTAAAACGTCGTAAAGAAGAAGCAAAACTGTATTTTACGAAATAATAAATTGATTATGAAAAAGATAAGAATTGGCAACGACTTCGTACTTTCTTGGGCAATTGAGAGAGGAGGAGTGCCTGAAAACATCGAAACTGTTTTGGAGAAGCATCTATATATGATTGTCTTCGGTACGAAAACAGAGATACACAACTACACCGTTTCTGGTAATAACATTATAGTTGAGTTAACGCCTGAATTGCTGAACAAGATTGGCATTTATACACTTATATTCTATTACGTGCTACCCGATACGTCGCTATCAGACAACGACCGAAAATGTACAGTAGATATAGATGCATTTCAGATTGTACCGAGAACGGCTATGGCAGACGACGTATCTGAATTTTCGGTTACTTCTGATATGGCAATTGCGTTCAAAGGCGACAAAGGAGATAGTGCATATCAGGTATGGTTAAATGAGAATCCAGATGGCACATTAGATGACTATTTTGATTATTTAAGACAACCTGCGATTGATGCAGGCAATGCTGTACAAGAGCAAACAAATTTATTTATATCAGAAAAAACAGAAGAGATAGACAACGTAGTCGGCGAAATATCGTATAATGAGGCAAGAAGACTTGAAGCCGAAGCATTAAGAGTGTCGGCTGAATCGACGAGGGTTGAAAATGAAAATGCGAGGATAGAGGCCGAATCAGAAAGAAATACTGCCGAAGCAGCACGACAAGAAAATACGACAATTGCAATACAAAACGCAAATGAGGCTGCAAGTAACGCAAACGAAGCACGGTTATCTATTGAGGGAGACTTAACGGCTATAAATGAAAACATAGGTCAACTATCAAACGAAGTTATCGACGACGAAGAAGTTATTGCTACCGATTTGAACGAATTGGCGGCGAGATTAAGTGCTTTGGAGGCTGCTTTTCGAAACATGATAATCAGTAAGCTACAGGTTGACAGTATCGACGTTCTGAAAGACTTGAATTATCAAGGCAGGCCTCTATTTATCGTATCAAATGTTGCTCCTGCCATCATACCAGATGGCGTGCCTCAATTTTATGTCAACACTGCTACTGGCGACTTTTATAGCGCAAAAAACAATACTTCGGTTAATGATTGGATTTTAAAATAAACAATTATGAAAAATATTAATAAATACGACAATTTGGCTGCTTATGATGCAGATACAAATAGACCTACTAATGAGAATACGGTAAGTTTGATTAAGGATATAAATATCATTAAGCGAAAAGGGGTGAATGTGATTGTACCGAGCATTTATTGTTCGGTTGGAGATACGGTTGTATATGATACAGTAGATATGAAATACAAAGTTATTAAAAATGGCACGGTTAATAGGGCTTTACTTTCGTCAAGATACATTATCACAGCTGTAGTTGCAGAAAGAAGTAACACGTCTGCGCTAATAGACGCTGGTGTGCAAGTCGCTAAGCAATGGGCTGCATCGTATAAGGTGAAAATGAGTGGCTTCTCGTTCGTCGCAGATGGAAGTTTTACGTTAACAATCAATTCTACCACTACATCGGCAATTAATTATACAACTACTGACACGCTTGCCACGTTAGCTACAAAGATGCAGGATGCAATACGTGCAATAATGACTGCACATCCTATTGGATGGACTGTAACGGCCTATGCTGACTATATAGTTGTAGAACAAAATTCTTATACACCGAATGTAACTGTATTTACCTGTTCTGATGCAAATATAACTGTAAACATCTTAACGGGTAATTACCAAACAGCCATTACGGGTTTATTGTCTCCATCCACGCAATTATACAGAAATGATGGAACAGTTGAATATTATGCAGGTGCAAATTTCTTGAAGTTTAAGCAATATTATTCTGCAAATGGTGGTGATTCTGTTGATCAAACATTAACAAGTAATGGCATAATACGAGAATCGAGATTTAATGCGACTGATAATCCGATTTTATTTAATTACTATTTGACATATGATAATTATCTTCAAGCGAAGATGGTTAAGAAGTCATATTCTAAAGGAATTATAATCGATAAAAATGGACAAAGTAATACCAAAAAACTTGCAGTAGTAGCATATACAAACCATGACGGGACTGCCTCTCCTGCATATCCTGCAGCAGATTATTGTAATTTATTTGAAAGAGTAGGTACTAAGCATTTAACAGGTTCATGGTGGCTTCCGAGCGTTTGGGAATTTGAGCAAATTATAAGCAAAATAACAAATGGTATATCTGGAGTTGAACAAGATATTATTACAAAGGGTTTTATCGAAGCTGGGCTTACACCATTAAACGTAGGCTCATATTATTGGTTATCATGCGAGTCTTACTCCAACTATGCTTGGATTTACTATGGCAACCACGGTAGTTTCAGCGACTACCATAAGAATCACTCGCATAATTGTCGTGTTGTGTCAGCTCTTCTACTTGAACCTTAAAACTTAAAATTATGTATCAAGAAGAAATCAACAAGAAGTATCAAAAGATACACGAATTTAGGTCGCTATTAAATAGTACAGATTATGCAGACCATCGTCAAGACGATGAACCGTATAAACCGATGTCGGAAGAAGTGAAGTCGGCAAGGATAAATGCAAGGGAGCAAATTAATATTCTCGAAAGCGAAATTTCAGAATTGGAGGCAAAGCAAAAAGAATATTTAGAGGCAATTGAAAATATAGAGCTATGAAAAAATACATATTACATTTATCTATTTTGATAATCATTCTGTTATCTATTTCAGGATGTAAGCCGAAACAGATACTTGTCCCGATACCAGAAACGAAGATCGAGTTTCGCGAACGGTTTCGAGTTGACAGCGTATATAATCGCGACACTTTGATGTTGTTCTCACAGAACGACACCGTTTATCTTCAGTCGATAAAGTGGCGTGAGCGATTCAGGATCGACACGATAAGCGTCGTTAAAGTCGATTCGATACCTTACTCGGTTGAGGTAGTGAAAGAGGTTAACAGGTTGACGAAATGGCAACAAATAAGATTGTCGGTCCTAAACATTATTATCGCGATAATAGTAATATACGTTATAATTAAGATAAAATGGTGAGATAATGCTTGATTAAGATTTGACATAAGGCATAAGATCATTTTTGTAGTTAGATTATTTGTTATTCATGAGTAGCGGCAGCCTGCGAAGGTAGCCGTTATTTTTTTATGTACGCACAAAAAAAAATTGCCGCTCGTTTCGCAACGAATGGCAACCACGTAAAGTTATGAACGTAATTTTTTAAGAATGTCTAATCTATAAGTAGTAAATTACACGATACAAAGGTAGTTATTATTTACGCACAAAAACGTGCTTAATGTTAAGATTATGTTAAATACGTGTTAAATCTATGTTAAAAGTGCAAATAAATTTGCATGTTAAGAAGTAAAGTTGTAAATTTGAAGACAATTAAAAGATAAACAATAACAGTTATAAACCGCTCGAAAGAGCATAAAACTAAAAAACAAAAAGTTATGAATTTACAGGATTGTATAGATAATAGAAGGTGGGCAACAAGCCTCCTTAATGAAGTTGAGCAGGCTCTCAAAAAACAGTGGTCTGAGGAACTTGTAAGGCAATATTGGTATTTGAAAGAATGGATAGAAAGATTCGACAGGTTATTTTTAAATTTCACCTGTTGGAATGAGAATCATGTGGTTTATCAGGACGGGCTAAAGCGATTAAAGGAATTATCGAGGTCGTTATAAAAAGAAGTTTTAGAATACGTAAAAAACACGTGCAGAAAACAAACAGAAAAAACAACGGGGAAGAAAATAAGAGCACCGAAAAAAACAAGCGTGCAGAAAACAACCGCAAAAAACAAGCGCCGAAAATAGGCGCGAAAAACAACAAATTAAATACAGAAAACAAAATGAAAACAGTAACATTATTGGCAAGTGCTCCGTCTTTAGATAGAATAACAAAGATGGTAAATCAATACTTTTATTCGACAAGTATTGAACTGCACGAAGATTCATCGGGTGTATATTCTTTGATTAATAGTAAGGGTAAAATAGACGGCTGCCGGGTGATTAAGAAAAAGAATAGATTCAGATTTGAAATGATTTAAACACAACAAATTAAAAATTAAAGTCATGAACGCAAGATTTAAAAAGTATCGTTTTAACGGTAAAATGAAACATTACAGTGAAGGATCAAAGCTTTACAAAGCTTACAAACAGAGTATTGAATTTCTATGCGAAGTCGAAGGCGCGCAATTTCAAAACGCGTTCACAACAAACGGTAAAACTTACGCAGTTATTGAGTACTATCCGAAAGAGTATAATTTAAAATGTGAAAAACTTAATCGCTGGCTGAATAAGAGAGCCAATAGCGGTGTTTATTTGCAGGAACTTACTTATGTATCGCTCGGTAGCGAGAAGTAAACTAACATAAGGAGGTTGCCGAAAATCCTTTAAAAGAGTAGGCAAAAAATTTATTAAAATATAAAGTTATGAAAACTAAAAAAGAATTGAAACCACTTTTACAAAATTTTTTGATTGAAAATAATGCTTATAATTCATTTATGAAAAATATAAAAAAATACAAGAATTATAAAGATGTTATTTCAAATATAAATTATGAAAGTGGATTTATATGTATTTCTGAGGCGTTTAATTGGTGCAATACTAAAGAAGGCGTTAAATATTGGTATGATTTAGCTCTTAAATTTGAAGAAATTGACAGAGGTTTTTAAAATTTAACAAGGAGGCTGCCGAAAATCCTCAAAAAGAGTAGGCAAAAAATTTATTAAAATATAAAGTTATGAAAACAAGTATTGAAATCAGAATTGAAAACAAAGGACACATGCTTGGAACACTCGGATGGTTCAAGGAAATAATGAACAGAAGCGAGTTTGTTATAAGAGAAACAACGAAAGGAACGCCGGCGATGTTTCTGAAAACAACGGACGACGACGGAAAAAAATTCTCTTTCCTGTGCGAAAGGTTTAACCCTAACAAAGATCCTTTCGGATTTAAGTTGACAAGCGACGACTATCTTTGTGAGGTAGCCGAAGGACACGGTTACGTAACAGGATTGTTTAACTTTCCGTTGACACCTGCTTGCAAAAAAGCGGTTGAAGAAATGATTATGAGAGCGAAAGATGCTTTTAAGGAGTGGTTCGAGAGCGACGAAGTGGAATCAGAAGAATGAATTTTATCGGATAGGTAGGCTGTTTGTCTATCCTATCCGATTTTTTTTAGTTACAAAAAAAACTTACAAAATATGAAAACATTAAAATCAAGTACAGGACGTAAATTTGAAATTACATCGAACAAATCTGCACGAACATTCACTATAAGAGTTGATGGTTCGAAATACAGGACTTATCCTATGTCGAAAGAAGAATTCAATTCTGCAAGTTATTGGACAGGTGAAGATTGGCATTACTTCTTGAGAAATACAAACGATTATTACAAAGTGAAGTAAGCGTTATGGAAAAACTATATTGGCAAATAGAGCAATTCTCTGGATATATGATCAATTTGATGGATGAAGATCCGAGAATTTACTCCGAGAAACTTACGAAAAAACAAGTAGAGGACTTATTGGGTGTAAAATTAAGGGTTGCAAGATCATACGAAAACCCAGAAATAATAGCAAGCGCAATGGTGCTTGTCGGATCAAACAGAATGATTGACAGAAGAAGAAGTTTAAGAGGAACGACTACAAGATGTTATATGATTGACAACAAATAAAAAAAATTATAACAATGAAAACGATTAAAATAAGCGGAGGAAAAGAAACAGGCAAAACGACGATTGCTAACGAAATAAGAAAGCTATACAATCACTCATATGATTGTCATGTAACGCTAATACCTTCATTTGAAAAAGTTATTGATATAAACAGATTTACTTACAATTCAATTGAAGCAGATGTTGATCTTATCGTAATAGACGGTATCGATGAAGTTTCTGCAAATATGATAATAAAAATATTCAAATACGCAGAGAAAATAAGAATAAATAAAAAATTCAAACAAAGCGTACTTATTGATGTACCTGATTTATTGATAGTAACAAATTAAACAATTAAAACAATGAAAACAAGAGAAGATAAGGCACTCGAAAATTTGCTTAGCAGATATGGAATTGATCCGAATGCCAAGAAAGAAAAACGTGTTTATGTTGATCTTAACACGTTTCAATATCCGATAGGTACGAAAGTGCTTGAAGTTGCAAGTGGATTAATTTCAGAGATAACAAGATTAGACGAAAATCGCGGGATAATACTTAACGTATTAAACAGAGGTGAAGGAAATAATGAAATTGTCGATTGGCAATCAAGTTTTGAAAAACGAATAGAACAAGGTTATTTAAAAATAATTGAATAATTAGAACAATGAAAACAATCAAACAAATGTATGACGAACTAAATGCTGAAGTCATACGGAAGATTAAAGCGAGTGATTTCAAGGTAATGAAAACAGAAAAACATGTGGTTACAATTGAGGTCGAAGGGCTACCGTTCTCGTTTTGGATCGCGAACGGATGGGAATTTCTTGAGAGTAATGGATCATTCGATCATGAGAACGCTGTTACGTTGACGATGACGCGAGAAGACAAGAAAGAAATTTTCAATCTTATCGGGTTATCGGATGAGGATCGTGTCAGGATGGAAATCGAAGAGCTTCAGAAAAAGATCGATCTTATGAAAAGCAAACTCGAAAAAACGGTCGAAACCATGCAGAAACCGAGTAATTTCAGGTAAAAAATAAAAGTAGTGACAAAAAATTTACCATAAAAATTTATCGAGTTAAGTTGTTATGTTTCAAGTAATAATGAGTAAAAAATAAAAAATAAATTACTTTATATAGAGATATAAATAATAAAAATAATACTATATATAGTTTTCAAATTAAATGCTTATTTTATTATTTTTCTATGAAACATAATCCAGGAGCGCGTTTGAGGCGATAAATCGATTTTTCTGAAATTTATTTTTTGTACTACTGAAAAATAATTGCAAAAAAGTTTGCGAAATAGAAAATAATCTATTAGATTTGTGAAGTGAATTTCAAATTATGAATAACAACTAAAAAACAAAAGTTATGAACAACAATCAAACAGAACAAAAGAGAGAGATCGTCGAAACCCGTAAAGGCGGGTTCGGAGGATCGGACGCGAAGATGTTTTACAAGGTAGGACTGAAAGGCTTGTCGGCTTTGTCTGACACGGATAAGCGAAGGATAGCAGTCGCGCTCGGACAGGCAGAGTACATCGAAATACCTGCGACTGAAGCGATGGAGGCTGGGAATGAATTCGAGATGTGGCTAAGATCAAAATACAGTGAAGAAAATGGATGGGAGAGTAACTACAAGTTAGAAAGTAATTTTATCAAGCCTCGAAACTTCAAAATTTTTGCGCACGCAGATTTTTACGACAAAGACAGAAATACTGTAGTTGAAGCGAAATACACATCAACTGATGTAGATACAACTATTAAAGATTACATAGCGCAACTTCAATGGTACTACATGTTAGGAGCAAAAATAGTTTTTCTTACAAAAGGTGATCAAGGCGCTAAATTCGATGCTGATGAGTATAAAGGCTATTATGATCTATTCATAGTACGCGACGACAAGTTTATTGAAATCTTACGAAATGGCATAAGCCTGATCGACGACTTTTGCGACACGTTTATCTATCAGGAAAAAGACGAATGGACAACGTTCGATTTGATGCCACACGAGCAGGCAGCGGCTGAGGTGATGTTCAACTATCTTTCACAAATAAAAAAAATGGAGGAAGAGGTAGAAAAGCAAAAAGCTATCATGCTTGATCTGATGTTGAAGAACGGCGTTAAGTCGCTTAAAAGCGACGGATATACGTTGACGGTAGTGCCTGAAAGCATTCGATCGACGTTTGACAAAGCGAAATTGCTGAAAGAACATCCAGAAATCAACGAAAGCGATTACTTGAAAACATCAGTTGTAAAACCGTATCTTAAAATTACATTGAAATGAAAGCAAAAGAAATCATGTTACACATTTCAAGGTCTCTTGGAAATTATGAATTTGCAAAAATGTCAGTTACCTACGAAATCAACGAAGGCGACGATGTAGCCGACTGCTTCAAGTCGGCACAACTCGAAATCAACGAAGCGTTCGACGCACTGTTTCCTGATTACAACGCAGGATCGTATGTAGAAAAGAGCGCTGAAAATTACGACAATGAAATGACAATAAAAAAGCAACAGCTTATGATCGACGACGACAAGTTTCTGAAGATCAAAAAGAGGATCATGAACGGAACGCTTACGATCGAAGACGTCGAGAAGTACTACGAATTAGGAGAACGTGAGCGTGAAGTATTAACGACAATCGAAAAAATGAAAGAGTTATGAAAACAAAAATTGAAAAATTTATCGACGCAGCGTGCTGGATCGTAGTAGCAGGTGCAGCTATCTATTTCATAACGAGAATAATCGTAGGACTGATAAACAAATTTATCTTATGAAACCGACAAAAAACAGAAAAGCGATGCTTATTGTATCGATAATTATAGCAACATTGCTGTTTGCATTAGCAGTTATTGAAGTTATAAGTCTAAAATAATTAATTAACAACTAAACGGAGGGGGCGGGCGTGGGCGCATAATATTATGAAAATAAATAATGTAACAGGTTATTTTGATTGCAGGCAGTTCAAAGCTAACACACCTAAGAGCAATCGAGTGATGATCGAGAACGGCGGACGTATAACGTTCGCAGTGCCGTTCACGGATGAAGAAATAGAGGAGTATCAAGAAATCAAAGAATTTGCTAAGAAGTCGGAAAAGTCAGGACTGAATTACGTATCATTCAAGATTTTTCCGAAAGCGTGCAGGATGTACACGGCAGCTGCAAAGCAAATCGAATTTCCTGCCAACTCGGTGCTTGACGGAGGAAAATTCGAAGTAAATCTCGAATTTAACGTGAAACACGGTGTCGGGACCGAGTTGAACGGTTGCTACGTTAACGCTATTCAGGTAATAAGAAAAGCCGACAATCCGTTTGACGTCGTCGAAGGCGGCAACGATGATTGGATAAATAGTACGCAGCAAGCAGATCCGTTTGACGTGAGCGACGATAAGCGTTCGAGTGGAACAACTATCCACGATGAAAAAAAAGTGTCTAAAAACGGCTTAAAAGTGGCAAAAAACGACATCGACGAAAAAGTTGACGATTTGCCGTTCTGAAATTAAGTAACTCGGCAGGCAGGAAAGTTGTCCTGCCTGCCAAATTAAAAACAATTGAAAATATGAAAAAACAGGAATATATTGTAAGACTAACTCAAATCATCGATGAGTTTAACACGCTGAAATTGACAAAGAAGCAGATGGCGGAGAAAATGGCAGAGCGCTACGGTGGAAACGTAAAGTCTCATTATTGGAGGATAGCAAGATTGAAAGACGGTGAGTTGAACATAAGAAAATGAAAGCGAGTTATGAAAAACTATAAGTACGAATTAATGAAAGGATCGAAGCACATCGTTTGTCCGAAGTGCGGAAAGAAGACGTTTAAACCTTTCGTTGTAACAGGCACAAATGTAGTCGTTAATGCAGAACTTTACGGTAGATGCGAAAGGGTAAACTCGTGTGGTTACTTTCGCTATCCTGGAGGCGACAACAAATACGATTACGACTACACACAACCAACACGGCAACCGATACAAAAGATAGTACCTGACTTCGTACCTAAAGAATTCGTCGAAAAAACGTTTTGCAGGTTTAAAGAGAACGTCTTCTTCATGTATTTGGTCGAGATGTTCGGAATGAATGAGGCGTACAGGCTTCAGGAATTGTACAACATCGGTACGGCAAAGAACGGAGGAACGATCTTTTGGCAACAGGACAAAGAAGGCAATTTCAGGACAGGAAAGGTAATGTATTACAACAAAGACGGACATCGAAAGAAGGATCGAACAAGCTGGTACATTCACAACAAGGTTAAAGAGAATTTCGTGCTACAGCAAGTGTTCTTCGGCGAACATCTTGTAACTGAAGACAAGCAGATCGCGCTTTGCGAGAGCGAGAAAACGGCTATAATGATGAGCGCATTCAGGCCCGAATTCACGTGGATCGCGGCTGGAGGTAGTGAGATGCTGAACGATTATCGTCTCGATCGGTTACCTCGTCTCGATGTCGTATTTCCTGACAACGGACAGTTTAAGAAGTGGCAGAAAAAGACAGAAAGATACGAAGGAAGACAGATGGACACAAGCGTCGACAATGCAGTTAAAGAAGGACGATTGAAAGCAGGGGACGACATTCTCGATCTCGAATTGATCGAAAGAGAATTTGAGATGTATAAGGATAGTGTGATTAAATACGCATAAAATTAATTAGTTATGAAAACAGTTAAAATTTCAACAATATTTGAATATCATCCAGATTTCAGCTGGTTTGTGATACCGACGATAGAAATTGATGTGTTCGAAAGATGTGTAGTA